CCCTGCGAAAAGCCCATTCTGCTTGTAGACCGCAGCTCCACTCATTCCTGATCCCGTTGACTGCCTGCACGTTCGATGCACGTCGCAAAGCAGTGTCTTCCCGAGAATTCCCAGCTCGACAGCGACTGGTTTCTCATAATCAGCTGCCCACGTGACCATCCTCTTGGGCCTTCCTGAGCCAGGAACGGTAGCTCCCACCTTTGGGATCCCTTCTCGCAGGGTCAGGCCACAAACCGTCAGCGGCTCACCAGCCACAAAGGTTGTTTTGCCCTCCGCAATTGAAACAGGCGTCCCAGGGTTCCCGATGATGGTGAACGCAATGTCGCGCTTCTTGTCTCTCATCCAACAGCCAATTCGCTCGAACTCGGGTGTGTCTCTCCAAGTTAGCGTGCTGGTATGCTCATTGGCTGATCCTGGTTTGCTGATGAATGACATGATTGCTCCGTCAATGTTGTGGCCAGCTGTCACCAGAACACCATTGGGCAGTTTGACTGCATCTCCCAGTTTCTCGAAGTACTGCCCTTTCTCATCAGGTCCGGTCAACGACTTGATTTGAAACAGTGAATCCTCGTCGCCAACGGATCGCGGCGGATGAGCTTTGCTGATCGCCTCCTGCTTCGGAGTCTTCATGTCCATCTCCTTAGCTAGTTCAGGCATGTTCCAGCTGGCCAGCTGCCCCTGCTCAGTCATATGAGCATCCTCGCCCCCCAAGAAATGGTTGACGTAGTGTTCAGCTCCTCCACATCCACACTTGCGAACGCGACATCCGCGCTCTTTGAGATCGTCGTAGCTCACAACTCTCCCATCAGGTGCGGTGCGATGCTGGCCCGGATGAAGGAAGGGGCAGAGTTCGGGCCCAAGGCACTTGAACTTGCGCAGGTCCACAACACCTGTCGCAATGCGCAGAACTGGCTCCTTGATCTTCGGGAACAGCTCCTTCAGCTCATCCTTGCTCTTGGTAGTGAATGGGAGCTTCATGAAGCGAGCGACATTGTGCTCCGTCGGCCAAAGTGGGGGCCGCCTCTCCGGAATCACCTTGATCGCTGAATCATCCCAGCAGATGGCTGGCAACTTGGTTGGCATCCGCACTTTTGCCTCGCCACCCCATTTCCTGTCATGCTCATGCTCATCTTGCTGCTCGCGAGTCAAAACACGCGTGTCCGTCGGGATATAGTGCTGCATCATCACCAGCTCACGACCCCAACTGTCGGCCCACATCTTCTGGAGGTGCTCGGAGGCCTGGCCGATAGCAATTGACACTGCCTCCTTGTCATCGATTCCCACGGGCTCATCCTCATTCTCCTGGCGGAAGTCAAACTCATCCTCAGGAACCACCACATGGTCGAACCTGTACTTCTTGTCCGAGTGGAGTGTAGCCGCTTGCCAGAACAGGCGGTAGCCTTCCACCAGTGGCATGCCACGCAGGATGCTCTGGCAGAGTCTCCCGTTCCACGGAATGCAGTTGTTGTGGAGGAAGTCCAGCACGGGCTCCAGCTCTCGTCGAGCTTTCGGGTCATTGCTTCTCCACACAATCCTCCCCCAAGTCCCTCGCTTCGGGTCACTCTGCACGGGTCGCACATTGCCCACTCCGTACCAGAGATAACCGGGCAGCCTGGAGATCATGGCCATCAGGTAATCGTGCTTCTCCAG